TTAGTAGCGGATGATGGTTATTTATTATGTCAGCCGAACAACAGAATATTTTGGAGAAACAGCAATTGGGTAACTAAACCTTTTCCTGTAGATCCAAGAGAAATGAAAGTTGATACAACTCTACTATCTGTAGAAAGTGTATCTGATAGATGGATTACAGAAGAAACCGATAGTTTCTATTATAACATAGATAAAAATGATTGTTAAACTATTTGATATACAGAATCACAAAGTGATTCCTACAGAACACTGCTATACGTTAAGTACGTTAAAAAATATTATGGATAAGTATCCGGATCAGCACTTAAAGATTTACGAGTACTTATTCTATATGACTTGCCCCAATCCTGATCTAAATCCTTTCTTTTATATCGAAGATGTTCACAAAGAAGAGATTATCTTAGCTGAAATTGAAGCAGACTTTAGTCCGGAGGATGATAATATTCCCGGAGCATTACAGTTTTGTAAGAAATTATATGAAACACCAACGTCACGAGCTTATAACGGTATTAAGAAAATGCTAGATAATCTTGCGACCTATATGGAGAAAACCCAGATAACTGACGGAAGAGACGGTAATATTACAGCACTTGTAAATGCTGCATCAAAGTACCAACAAATACGAGAGAGTTATAAAGGGGCATATAAAGATCTTCAGGAAGAACAGACAAGTCACGTTCGCGGAGGAGCGGGTCTTGCGTATGACCAAATGTAAATAACATGCTGAAAACCAACGACATACAAATTCCTACTTATGAAAAGGGAGTGTGGACAGTATCTATTTTTGATACTAGGGACAACTTCAAGGATTTTGTATTATCGATTTTTAAAGAACCAGGTAAATATAACTTTACCGAGACTAGTCTTAAGTTTAACGAACAGGCCCGTCTATTTAACGAACGTGGTTTTTATTGCGCATCCCCTCAAGGAACTAAAGACTTTATTATGTACTGGAATGACCAGAAGAATAAATGTCGTGTAGGAGCTATTTATAAAGATGGTGATGACGTCTGGTACATACCACGTGATTATTATATGTGGTTAAACTTCTTACCTATTTTTAATAAGGAGATTCAGAAGTTTGGTTTTGCTGATGTCAGAGATGCTCAGTATCACATGGCTCTCTATGAATGCTTAGCAGAATTGCATTATAGACACGTAGCTATTCTAAAGAAACGTCAGATTGCTTCATCATATTATCACGCTGGTAAGTTACTTAATCAAATCTGGTTTGAAGAAGGGGTTACCCTTAAGATGGGGGCAAGTCTTAAGGACTACATCAATGAGAAAGGTACTTGGAAATTCTTAAATGAATATGAAGCATTTCTAAATCAGCATACTGCATGGTACCGTCCTATGAACCCTAACAAGGTTATGATGTGGCAGCAGAAGATTGAAACAGTATCTGGAATAAATAGACGTAAGTCTGAGGTAGGGCTTAAAGGAGTTATGCAAGGAATGTCCTTTGAGAAAGATCCTACCAATGGTGTAGGGGGACCGTGTAAATACTTCTTCCACGAGGAAGCTGGTATTGCTCCTAAGATGGATACAACATTTGAGTACATCCGCCCTGCTATGAAATCAGGATTCATGACTACGGGAATGTTTATTGCTGCAGGATCTGTCGGAGATTTATCTCAATGTGAACCTTTAAAGAAAATGATCACTAGACCGGAAGGAAATGATATCTATGCCGTTGAATCCACATTGCTAGACGAAACAGGCGCGAGAGGAATGACCGGACTATTTATTCCAGAGCAATGGTCCATGCCTCCTTTTATAGACACCTTCGGTAATTCTAAAGTAGAAGAAGCGCTGGTTGCTTTAGATGAACAATTTTTACAATGGAAATCTGAATTAGATCCCCAGGAGTTTCAGCTTCGTATATCTCAGCACCCTAGAACTATTAAAGAAGCATTTGACTTTAGATCTGTATCGGTATTTCCAGGTCATCTTATTACAGCACAAACTCGACGTATTGAAGATAAAGAATATGCTGAGGAACGTCTAGATATTTATAGAAACGAAAAGGGTGATCCAGCAGTAGCAGCTAGTAATAAGTTACCTATTAGAGAGTTCCCTATTACAAAAAACACTGAGGATAAAACAGGATGCCTTGTAGTATGGGATAGGCCAGTAGAAAATCCAGAGTTTGGAATGTATTACGCCTCTGTCGATCCCGTGGGAGAAGGTAAAACTACTACATCTGATTCTCTGTGCGCAATATATGTATATAAAACATCCGTAGAAGTAACTAAGAAAGATGTAGATAGTGTTCAGACCTTTATAGAAAATGATAAAATAGTAGCAGCTTGGTGTGGCCGCTTCGATGATATTAATAAGACACACGAGAGACTAGAGCTTATCATAGAATGGTATAATGCCTGGACTATTGTGGAAAACAATATTCCGCAGTTTATTACTCATATGATTAACCGCAAGAAGCAGAAGTATCTAGTGCCGAGACAACAGATTCTATTCTTAAAAGATATAGGAGCTAATGCTAATGTATTCCAAGAATACGGTTGGCGTAATACAGGTACCTTGTTTAAAAGTCATATGATAAGTTATGCAATTGAATTTGTTAGACAAGAGCTTGATCAAATAACTTTAGAAGATGGTAAAGTTGTTAAGACAATCTTTGGTATAGAACGTATTCCGGACATTATGTTACTTAGAGAAATGATGGCATATAGAGAAGGAGTTAACGTCGATAGGCTAGTATCGTTTGCAGCTTTAGTGGCTTTTGCTAAAGTACAGCAAGCTAATAGGGGTTATAAAAAACGTTTTGAGGAAACAGCAGCATCAAAAAACTTGGAAAGCACCAATAAATTCAGTAAATTAAACATGAGCCCTTTTCGTCATATTGGCGGAGGAGGTCATAAATTTGAAGGTATGAAGTTACCTAAAAATCCATTTAGAAACATAAGATAGTATGCAGATATATAACGCAATGCAGATTAAGGCTGGGGCCAAAGTAGAGTACAACAAAATGGGTACTCTTAATCAGCCTATTCAGTTTATTCCCAGAAGTGAAAAAGATACAGACTGGGCGGCTTGGAATCTAGACTGGTTAGAATGGAAGGGCTTACAACATGTACGTCGTAACGCACGCCGTCTAATGAAGAACTATAAACTTGCAAAAGGTATTATAGACAAAGGTGATTATATTATAGAGGAGGATAACGAGTATGCGGATCTAATGGAAACGCTTACAAAAGAGGATGCATCCGCATTAGAACTTAAATTCTATCCGATTATCCCAAATGTTATTAATACTCTTGTAGCAGAATTTGCAAAACGTTCTAGCGCAATAACATATAGATCTGTCGATGAGACATCTTATAACGAGATGATGGAACTTAAGAGAAGCCAAATTGAGGAGTCTCTTACTAAAGGTGCTGAGCAACAGTTAATGATGAAACTTGCTGAGGATGGTGTAGACGTTAATTCGGAAGAATACCAACAAGCCCTATCTCCAGAAAGTGTTAAAGCTCTACCAGAAATACAAGACTTCTTTACTAAATCTTATAAGTCATTAGTGGAGCAATGGGCTTCGCATCAACATCAGGTAGACGTAGAACGTTTTAAGATGGATGAATTAGAGGAACGTGGCTTCCGCGACATGCTTATTACAGATAGAGAGTTCTGGCATTTCCGCATGATGGAAGATGATTATGACGTAGAGTTATGGAATCCGGTTCTTACATTCTACCATAAATCTCCAGATGCTCGTTATATATCTCAGGGTCAATGGGTTGGTAAATACGATATGATGACGGTAGCTGATGTTATTGACCGCTACGGATGGTTAATGACAGAGCTACAGATGGAAACATTAGAACAAATTTATCCTGTACGTTCTGCTGGTTACCCTATTCAAGGTTATCAAAATGATGGTACCTACTATGACGGTACTAAATCTCATGACTGGAACACTAACATGCCTTCTTTAGGATACCGTCAGTATACATCAATGTGGGATAATACTCTACGTGGAGGAGATATTGTTAACTGGATTCTTTCAGATAGCGAAGACTGGTTCGATATGGGTATGACTAACTTACTTCGTGTTACTACAGTTTACTGGAAGTCACAACGTAAGGTGGGGCATTTAACTAAGATTGATGATATGGGATCTGTTACTACAGACCTTATAGATGAATCATATAAGATTACAGATAAGCCTCTGTACAATACAGACTTATTTAAAAATAAGACTAAGGATAATTTATTATTCGGAGAACACGTTGACTGGATCTGGATTAACGAGGTATGGGGAGGAGTTAAGATCGGGCCTAACCACCCTACATATTGGGGAACTAATAATCCCGGCGGTATTAATCCTATCTACTTAGGTATTAATCAGAACCAAATTGGATCTATGAAATTCCAATTTAAGGGAGACGATAGCCTATACGGATGTAAACTTCCTGTAGAAGGATCTGTATTCTCGGATCGTAATACAAGATCTACATCTCTAGTAGACTTAATGAAGCCGTTCCAGATTGGATACAATATTGTAAATAACCAGATTGCTGACATTCTTGTAGATGAACTAGGAACAGTTATCTTACTGGATCAGAATGCTTTACCAAGACATTCACTAGGAGAAGACTGGGGAAAGAACAACTTAGCCAAAGCATATGTGGCTATGAAGAACTTCCAGATGCTTCCGTTAGATACTACTATTTCTAATACAGAGAATCCTTTAGCGTTCCAGCACTATCAAAAGTTGGATCTAGAGCAAACTAATCGTTTGATGTCTCGTATTCAATTAGCTCAGTATTTTAAATCACAAGCGTTTGAGGTAATAGGTATTACTCCACAGCGTTTAGGACAACAGATTGGACAACAGACTGCTACAGGAGTTGAGCAATCAGTTAATGCTAGTTATGCTCAAACAGAAACTTACTTTATACAGCACTGCGATTACTTGATGCCTCGCGT